TCTTTTTGTCCATATATTCTGTAAATCATAGTGTTTCCTCTTTAGAAAGATTGTGTTATAACCTGTCCTCTAATATCTGTGTTTGGGAATTTCACTTCAAATATCGATGGGTCTTTAGGTGGGAATATTATACCCCCCTTAGTTGCGTTAAGTATGCTATATTTATTCGGTGAGTAATTTCCGTTAAACTTATTAACTATTTGTAAACCACCCTTACCTTGCTTATCAGGCCTAACTACAGTTTGTACACCATCTACTTTATCAATCTCAACATACAATTTAGATAAATTAATCGGTTCATTAATTCTCCAATTATCTATATCAAAATAACTCTTTAACCTATCAATGGCTCTTAGTAAAACTTCGTTAGAGTTATACTCAGGTAGAACTATGATTTCAAACATAACCCCAATGTTTACAATATGTGCATCTTTGATATTAACTGCATCAGTTAACATTCTATGATATGATATATAGTTTTTTAGGTTATATTTAGTTGCCTCATTTAGTGATGTTAAATTCTTTTGGTTGTTGTAACCACAAGTATACAAATTCAATGCTAATGGATTTGGAATCTCAGTATTAATATACTGGCCATCTACTTTAGATTGTTCTAACTGATAATCTTGAACTAAGTATGCTTTAGCTACTGAACCAAATTGTGGTGGGAGTGCGTAGCATCTCATTACATAATCTTCCCTAGTCACTGTTCTGTTTTGTGCCGCAAAGAATGCCATAGCATTCTGTCTAATTTCTTCTTTCGATTCTGTAGTCTTACCACCCACAGCTGCGTTTGGATTTGAACATGCTATTGATTGTTTACAAAATTTAACTAAATTTTTATTTAGATTTATTTCATTTTTAAACATAGTTGAAGTTGATATAACATCTACTAAATCGTTTGCTGGTACATTATCACCAATACCATTACCTACTAAGTAAGTAACAGTTAATGTTGTGTTCTGAGGTGCTACTCCGTATGTTTTAGTGTATAAGAAGTTAGATGGGTCTAATGTTGTATCTAAGTTCTGATGTTCTTTATAAAGGGCTGAACCTACGTTATCAGGATTCGGAATTATTTCTTCATCTGCATTTGATGATATACCAGCACCAAATCCAATAACCATAACCCCATCATCTTCAAAGTTTGTAATATATCGTTTAGGTACTCTGTTTAATTCTAATAGGTATGGTGTATCACCACTGTATTGGTGTAGGTATGTTGAGTTATCTTCATTATTATCAATTTGTTCAAACACAGTATCTTGTGCTAAGTAAGGAACTCTAGTCCAAGTATCACCATCCGAATCGGATATGTTTTTTACTCTTATTAAGTTTTCTTCTTCAATCTTAATCTTATCATATATTTTAGGAGATGTAAAAGTAAAATCTTTAGTTTTCTCTTTTCCACTTGTAGCTTTAACTTGCTTCTTTAGTAAGTAATAAACAGGTAGGCTTGTGTTCTCATCTATCTGATATACCGAAACTTCTGTGGGGTCGAATGATGATGAGAATGCGAAATCAATTGATGATACTGTTGTAAACTCTACAGAGGAATACTCAGTTGAACCAATAACCATACCCTCACTTATTGTCATAGCATAATCAAAATCAGGCCTTACATTATCACCAACACCAGTTGATGGTACTAATTGAAACACATCCATTGTTACAGATGCTGGTATAATATTTTTTGGTTTGTATCCTAATGAGTTTACAATATTAAATAAGTTTGTGTTCTCTTCAGCTGTACTTAATAATGATTCTCTTAATTGTGTATCTGTATAGAATGATAACACATCACCTACATATGATGCCATTTCCATAAACATCATACCTGGAGATGATTCGTTAAAATCATTGTAAGTGTTTGGGAAGTAATTTTTAGAAAACTCAATTAAGTTTTTTCTAAACTCACCAAAATCTCTACCGATTAACGATACATCCTTTTGTACTAAATCTGATTTCTTTTTATTTGCCATATCTTAAACCTATTCTATTACGCTTCCAGCTGAGTCAACGAATAATATTATTTGCTGATTCGCACCTTGCTCAGTAACCCTAAATCTTAATTGAATTCTTACAAAATTTCTATCGGGCTCTGTTTCAATATCTATGTTATCAATAACTATATAGGGTAACCAAAATTTTATATCTTCTGAGAGTGTTTCTGAAATCCTTTCGTTTAGATTCAAATCTATATTTTCAAATAGCTGAGAATACACATCTGAACCAAATGTTGGTTGAAATGGTCTCTCACCTTTTCTAGTTAATAATAGATTCTTTAAATTAGATATTGCCTGTTCTTCAGTTGTATATGATAAACTAAATAACCCATTCGGTTTTCCAAATGGTAGTTTAACACCAACAGCAACATCCTTTTTAAAATCTATAGGATTGTAGAAAAATTGTTTTCTCTCTTTAGCCATCACTATCTACCCTTCTTCTTATCAATCGCTTTCATCAATTGAGAATAATCTTTAGTTATAGCTCCCATTACATTTGCTACTTCTGGATTGCTCGTATCAATTGGTCTACCATCTATATCAACGGTTGGTGCTACTGAAGTAGAACCACCTTGCATAAATGATTGAGCTTGATTAGATGAGAATTGAGTATCATTGAGATTTCTCCACTCACCACTATCAGCTACCTCATTTAACATATCGTTTAACATTGGATTTTTCATAAAGACTTGCTTCTGAGTTTCTCTCTCAGGAGCTTCTGCAAGAATTTCTGATAGATTGATATCTAACGGGTCTTTCTCAACTCTCACCTTTTTAGATTTTACTTCTCTAATGACGGGCTTTTTAGATTTCTTAACCTCAGATAAGATAGGTTTGAGTTCTTCTCTAACTACCTTTCTTACTACTAATTCCAATAATTGTGCTAATTCTTTTGCTTTCATAATTGTGTACTTTATATATAAATATTAAAAACTTTCTTTTTACACCATTCCAACCCAAGGTTGTGGTGAAGGAAATGGTGGAAGTGGTGTTGCAGGTGAACCTGGAAATACTAATTCGGTATGTAATCCACCAACAGTCGTTAAATGATTCTTAAATGCAGTTACTAATTTTGTTGCGAATGGAATACCATATGGAACTGCAGATTGTGTATGTGTGAATGCCGTTAACAAATCTTTTTGTAACGCTGGGATAACCCCACCATTATTTATGATATGTGATATTGGCGCAGGTACTCCAATTGTTGCTGTTGATAAACCTATATTGACTGGATGAAATGGTGCTGGGGACATTGTGGTTGATAACCAATATGTTGATGTTGCGTTAGCCCAATCAGAAAAGTGAGGTAACTTTGGTTTACCTTCAGATTCCCTTATATCATTTAACGTTTTCATTATAGCCATCTTAATTGGAGCGTATGGTGCTTGTGTCAATGGTAGGTTTGCATGGAGTGATGTCGTAGCAAGTTTTACTGCTTTATGATACTCTGATGCTATCTTCTCAGCGGTTTCTTCGTGAGTCTTTCCTTCTATAGATGAGTTAAGGTAACCACCTACTACTGGTATGAATGTGGGCCAAAGTGCGGGCATATTATTGTTTCATTGCTTTTATATCACTAAGTATAGAGGCAACTTTTCCAGCATTTGTAGCCGGACCTGTAGGTCCAACACCAGTTGCATAAGTTGAAGTTGCTGAGGTTAAATCTTTTAACTCACTTGCTAACTTCTCTATCAAAGTAAATAGTTTATCCATTTCCATCTGCCATCCGGGTGTTGCATTTATAATATCTTTTTTAGCAGCTATTATAACATTTTCACTTCTAGCATTAAGAAATATTCTATCTGAATTCATTAGTATAGATGGTTTGGAATATTGTCCGGGTGCATCTGCCCCACCTAATCCAGTCTGAGCTGGTTTAAGTTTTATCTTTTGGGATGAACCTAACCATATAGATGAAAGGTCATCATTAACATCCTCTATAATAAATTTGTTATATGAACCACCACTCTTTCTACCATTAGAGATGATAGTAATAGGGTCATTATCAGTTGAAGAACTCCAAGTTGGGGTTTTAGTTGTATCCGAACCTTTGGGTGTATATCCAAATCTCATTGAGTGTCCGAATCTACCTTCCATTAATACATCTCCAATAAATGGTTGTAATGAACCCACATCAGTTCTTTCAGAAAACCCCTTACCTAATTTGGATGAAGAACTACCACCACTAACACCAGGAACACCCACAGATGCGGCTGCATATGCAGCTGCTCCTGCGGCTGCTGAAAGTAATGTTTTGGATGTTGGTAATGCGTTGTTGTGGGGATTCTTTTGTACTGATATCGGATTTAGATAATAGTACGTTGTGTTAGAATTTCTTTTTTCGGGCTTTGATTCACCCGAAGTTCCTAACAACAATATAACAGATTCACCGATTAGTGGAATCCGTCTTACAGACATATCAAATGGATATGCTTGTATTTGTTGGTTTGGATTAGATTGATTATAGCATTGGATTTGGTACACTTCATTTACATCAGTATCTTTTAATATTATCTTTTGTACAGTACCAACTGTTATAGCTCCTGAACCTGGCATTATTCTTCCCCCTCTTCGGTTTCTAATGTTTCGATAGCTTTATCTATCGCTTCAGCGTTTGAGATTAATTGTTTCTTTTCTTCTTCACTTAATCCAAATCCGCCATCATCACCTGAGTTAGCATCCTTCATCATTCTTTGAACGATTGCTGCTAACTTTACTATTTGGTCATCATTTCGGATTGATACATCCATATACTCTTTTATTAAAGGAACAATCACAGTTGCATCTTGTAAGTTTTTAACTAATGGTTCTAACTGAGCAATAAGAAGTTTTAATTGTCTATCCTTCTTTTTTGAATTGTTGTAAACATCAGACATTATATCTGAGAATGTTTTTCCTTTAAATAATTCCGTATCTTTATCCATTACTATCCTTTAGTTTGTAAGTCACTGCTAACTGACCTTTTGCATTGTACTCTCTATACAATTCTACATAAATTAGTTTTAATTTACCTACTACCTTAGTTATATATTGAGTATGAACCCCAGTTCTTTCTCTAATAAGTATGTAGAGTGCCTTCTTATTATACGAATATAAATCATATCTGTTCTTAAATAATTCATTTATAGAATCTGCTATAGCTCTATCTCTATCTTTTAAGAACAATGCATATAAATGATAATCTATATATTTTGTAAAATGGTCAATAAAATCAGCTTTAGCTTCTTTGTTGTTTTGGTCAACAATCTCATTTACAATATTACGAGAACTATCAATATACTTAACTTCCGTTTTAGATTTCATTCTAGCGTAGTTGGCATTGTTTTCATTAAATAAATAATTTCTAGCTACTACTGTAAAGTAAGAAAAAGCTCTACCATTCTCCCCATTGAACTTATGAATCTTTTCATTTAGGAAAGCTACTACATTTGCTTTCACATCTTCATAAGGTACATCGAAGTAATATGTTTTATAGGTATGAATTACATTTTCTGATAACTTATCAAATGGGTAGTGAATAAATCTATTATAAATTTTATTCTTTAAAACAGTATCATCACTTTCGTTGTATGCGTTGATAGCCATCTCTGTAATTTTAGTAAAATATCTTTTACTTCTTTTTCTTCTTTTTTTAGCCATTATGCTTTATTTGTGTTTTCGTTTTTTAAATCCTCTATAACATCTTTTATCTTATTAAAAATATACCCACTTTCATCATCTGATTCAAATGAACCCACTCTATCAATTTCTTGCATTCTTTTATATGCATCGTTGTAGTTGGTATCTATCTTATCTATAAGTTCATTTCTATCATCTATAGCATCTTCTAACTTTTCTAATTTTCTAAGTAAATTCCATATTATTAAAATTAATAGAATGATTATAGATACTGATAATATTAATTGTGTGAGTTCCATATTATGATTCTTCTTGTTCTCCAAATATAGATTTGAAATCTATCTTATTTGGCATTGTTACGTTTTCTAATTTCTTTTTAGTTGTGGGTCTACCACCTTTATTTTTTACCGGATTGATAGAACCTTCTTTTAATTTCTTCCACCTCTCCCACTCAAATCTAGTAGCCATAATATCTGCTTGATGCATCAAATATGGAAATGATGATTTAAGAGCTTTGTTTGGGTCATATGATATGTAATATTCTTTATTAGCTTCATCATATAATCCATCTGTAAGTTGGATTGCAATCCATTCACTTTCTTCAACCTTTACACCAAATTGGTTTAATAACCAAAATGTTCTACCAGTCATATTCATAAAGTTCATATCAGGATTTGATTTATAAATCTTACCTTGATTCTCAATATGCCATTGTGAATCATTTGGGATATACCAACTATCAGTCATTGTACCAACCTTACCCAAATCATGATGTAGTGCTGAGAAGATTACGTTTTCTTTTGTGAACTCCCCTAACCCAATTCCCAACTCGTTATACATATCATACAACTTAACTGCGTTTCTCGTAACTCTAAGAACGTGGTCGATATACCCACCCGCAAATGCGTTGTGGAAATGTTCCATCGATGATGCTGGAGTTAGTACGATTCTATCTTCAAGATGGTCGTACATCTTATTAAGTGATTCTAATCGCTCGCCTGTAAATGTTTGGTTGATTAACTTTCTGAACTTTTCATAGTTATCAGATATTTTGTTTTCATCTAAAATGTGTATCATATTTTCTATTTTTTATTGTAAGTAATTGATTATCAATGTATTATGTGATAGTGGTAACTAACTGATTATGAGTTGGTTACATTTTCATCCAATATAGATAAGAATTCACTCTCTCTATAAATGTTGTAAGTTTTACCACCATTTTTGTGTTTGAATCCAGTCCCATCTAATAGAACTGTATCACCCACTTTTGTACTCATAGGGATTTGATTTCCCGAATGTGTAAATAAACCACTCCCAACGGCAACTACCGTCCCCATCATTGTGGTATCTGAACCTGATGGTTTGTATAAACCACCTTTAGTTTTTTCATCGTGTCTCTTTACGATTTCTACTACTACTCTATCCCCTAAAGGTCTATAATTGTATTCCATAACTTTTTGTTTTATATAATTTTATC